CTACCGGTAATCACATTAAAATGATACTAAATAATACACACCGGGAACCCACTAGCTAATGCTAGATTTCACCCTGGTGGGCGTCTTTGCGACGCTGCCTATGTCCCATTTGATCGTCTTGGGTGACGGGCGTGTGCCAGCACGTAAGTACGGTGACAAGTCGCTACGCAGCTACTGACACAATCCGTACGGTTTCACCTGGTCGTACGCAGGTTATTTTATTTGGTTTTTATTTTTATATTTTTATATTTTGTTTTTCTAATAAGTTATAATAATACATCATGTTGCTCAATCCAAAGCTGGCATGAAAACCTGGCCGAAGCCTACGTGAGCCAACTCTAACCCACGACTGTTCCACAGCTGGTACGAGGATGCGTTCCCCGTAAGACGTTGCGTGGTGACGGTCACGCAGCCGAAGATGTTATCTAGACTGTAATCACCGACCCTAATGGCGACACAAAGAGGTCACTCTTATTAGAGCTGGGCACAGTAGTCCATCCGGAGGCAAATGTTACAGTTGAAGAAGTACACAATATATACGCTACAGTCCAGGAGTTTGTCACGCCTGTTCCTCCGTAGGATCCCTGCCAACCTATAGAGTCCGAAGACATAAGGTTGACAAGGGAAGCCCCGGTTATGGTAGGTGCGTTAACTGTGGCTGTAGTCGTGCTAGATCCTATAAGGATGTGTGTAACTACATACTTCTGTCCTGGAATTAAATTAGTCATCGTGAGTGTAGAAGGATTCTGTCCAACAGTATTTGGGGTGGTGATGTTACCAGTTATGGCAGAAATGACGCCAACTGGATATAGCGTACCACCACCAATCCCAGCAACGTGTAGGGAGAGCGGAGCATCCAAGGTGGTTTTAGCTATGTAAAACCGAATCTTGTAGTGCAACCAGAACTCCCCGACGTTCTGCGAAGCTGTTTGGACACCTTGAGTGGCAAAGACAAACGTACCATGGTTGTACATCTTGGCGTCGGCGCCGGCAGGGACTGGGCCATTGTATAATTTATTTAATGGCACGGACCCTTTGGCGCACTCAACGCCGATAAGAACATTGTCGGTTATGCGGGCATCAACAGACCCTTCGTATTGCAACATATTTGCTTTCCCTAATGGGGTTGGGTCGAGCGTGTCGTAATAATAAGCACCGATCAACGAACCTAAATTAGGTGTAGTTGAAACGATGCTTGAAGTAGACTTAAGCTCGGCGATAAGCCCCAAAATCTCGTAAGTCTCGAAGTTGCCAGCTAGAGCCGACAACCACGGGAATAACGTGGTATTGGAAGGGTTAACGGTGAACGCAGAAGCGCTGAAAGCACCGACGGTTGAGCTAGAAAAGATATCAGTGACGTACTCACTATGCTCGAAAATAAAGGTGTTTTTCTCGCCAAAGCGCATTGGGACTTGTGTGTTCCCAGAAATGAGATCATTCTTTTGTATCGATCGCATGTTGTCCGGCATGCGATAATCCCCCATTCCGGTGATTCTTTTGAACAATGAAACGCCTAGCTTCTGTATTGAATCGCCGATCTGTGCACCGATTGACATCGGTTTCTGTTGTGGTCGGGAAACATGAGCAGGCGGTGAAGGCTTCTTACGCTTCACTTGTACAGCTTTCTTAGAGTTCTTGTTTTTACTTTTTGTCATAGTATGGGATACCTGATGACAACAGGGACTGTACATCTGCGCCAACGCACGCGTGTGAGCCGTGCAGTCTCTTGGCATTTTGTTTAGCACTAAAGTAATAGTTTTGGTCACTCCTGACGCAGACCCCATGAGTAGCTCTCCAGCGGTTAGCAACCACCCGGACCTTTAAACGCCCAGTGGCGGATATGGTTACGCAAACCACACACCTTGAGGATCGCCGTAGTAGTGCAACCCCTTCCATGATAAGGAATGTTGTTCGTAGTATCTTTCCATCAGTACTTGGATATCTGGTAAAATCCCGAAAGCTCGGTAAAAGCTCACCCTCGCGTCGTCTGTAATGATATGTGGCGTGGGTGCTAAGCTTGCAATCCTATTTTGCTTCCATGTCCAATCTTTCGGAGGGACGTAAGCAACGACTCGTTCGTTCGGGTGGTCTTGCTTCAATTTTGTCGCATTTCGCACAAAGCATTGGTAATAAGCTTGTAGCATCGGTATACCAGCGCAAGCCGCGATGCCTCCCATTCCGACACACGCCAGCCATCCAACGTAATCGCTGAATGACTGGTGTGGTCGAATGCTGGTTGCATCTTTCGTAATGGCTACATGCGGATTCCGGCACATTGTCCATCGTTCACCAGTGTAAACCGGTTGCATTTTGCAAAATTGTATCTGCTCGAACGTTGTGACGTGTGGTTCCATAGCCACACGAAATCCACATTCAAGGAAATAGTCATGCACATTCGTGCTGGTGATCTTGTTAGCATCAGCAGCGTCGCAGATAATAACGAAGTCATCCCCATTGTTCAGGAGTGAATAACGTCGTATCTTCAACGCATGCATATAACACGAGACCATCGCACACATTAATCCGCAACCCGTCATACTCGTATCCATATCCCCGGAAGACTTTCCACCTGTGGTCGTATAAAACACTACCCCATCACTTGCCTTGCCAACTCCCCGTCCACCTATTTGGTTGGTGAGAAGTTGACGAAACTCCGTGACGTCTGAGCCGTGGTAGTATTTCAAATACCTATCCCTCAACCATTTCAACGAGTCCTTCCGGCAACTCTCGTCAAATCTACTAGCGTCACCCCCGATAGCAACAGGGCGACTATAACTGTCCCATTTTTGCCGTGCTATACCAGCAATTTGTTGTATATTATACCCCTTCATAACAGTTGGTGAGGGATCTGATTGGAATAGATTCATCGTTTTGTCTATAGCTCGATAAAACTTCTTCTCAATCGGTATGATATACCGTGCTATATAACACAGATGCTCTTGACTTCTAGGCTGAATAAGTCTAACATCGGTGTCATGTGGTTCCTTCTTGCTTCTGTCGTAAAGTTCAGCTTTGGTGAACGCATCCACCTTAGCGTATTTTGGCAAGTATCCTGTCGTTCTAAGAATACCGACTGCTCGCTGCTTGCGGAGTCGATCAGCGCCCTTGTAGTGTAGCGGAACGTCGTCCAGCTGCATTGGGGAGGTGATCATCGCAAAAGAGTCGATAAACCTTGCAAATCTTCGGAACCTATGGAACAAACTGACCGTTGGATTAGGGGGTGTAACCCAGGTGCCATTTATTTTACAATAAAGCACCCGGGTACACAACGCACGTATCAGATTGTCAACGCTGTTGTTAAAAGTAAACAGCCGTACACGCCCACACATTCCTTCCACTATGTGGGTCCTCCTTATTTTTCCCGATACCCTGGATCGTCGAACCACCATGGAAGGCGGGTGAGGAGTGGGGTTTGGCCCTGACTCCCAACCTTCCACGACGACTGGGCCCCCTCATTGTCGGGGCGGGGGCGGCCTACACACAGAGTGGTAAGCAACCTTATGCTCCTCAACAATCAGGGACCCTTCGACAATCTTGGCCTCTATTTCGTCTACTGATGGCACAAACGCGAACACTACTGCTAAGTCAATAAATTTGGCTATATCAGTGTGTCGTACATTATTGCGTCTACAAAAAACGTAAATATGCTCTCTAATTATCCTCCTGTTAACAGGTGTGTCCTCCAACAGCCCGAACCTAGCCTTCACCTCAACTAAGACAATCTTCATATACCTAGTTTTGGTGAGGACGCGGGTATGGTGGCCGTTCCTTCTAGACACAGTCCTGATTTCCTCGAAGTTCCGTACCACGGGCGGGCAGGCCCCATCGAGGTCAGGGTGATACTTATTGTTATGGTCAATGCTGTCATTGTGTTGGTAGACCTCGTCCTGTTCAGCAGGATCACGATCAACCCCCCCGGCAACATCACGCCTAACACGCGGCATATCAGCAACGAGCTCTTCCAAACCGAGGGCGTCTCCATTGAGAGCATCCTCGGCGGCAGCTTCGCTGACGAAATCCCATCCCACCATCCGGGCGTACATGCGGCAAGCAACCACAAATGGGTCAGTGTCGAATCTACAACTGGTGGTGGAACAGAGGCGGTCTTGTCCAGAAAACGCAGTATGAAACACATGGTCATATATACATCGTGCAACCATTGACTGCGGTCTGGTGGATATTATACGTTTACCAGCCAAGCTTGAGAGCTTTGGACTGAAACGTGACATTATACATACAACCAAGCGGTGTATGAGCGCGGTGTTTATATAAATACAAAACACCGGAGTAATCAACACTAGGTTAAACAAGTAACGGAGCATTATCCATGGACGCTTAACACACAGGAGAGGATCTGCGGTGTGTATTACTAGCGCCGTGCTCTCTATCTTGTTGAACCAGTGCTTGAGGAGATTTGACCAATGATGGCTAATGGATCGCCAATCGATGTGAAACATAATAAATGTGTAACATCCTACAATGGTCACTAAGGCAGCAACTCCAGCCACAGCATTAAACCATACAAAGTATGGATATGGTGTGGGTGAAAGTGGCTTATTATAAAAAAACTCCGCAACTACGTCGCACAGAGAGTCAAAAACATCTGTGTGCCATGGAGCTGGCGGGGGTTTAATAAAATGGTACATGTCGAGTGCGCTACGTTCGACATACATATAGCTGGCTAACATGCCCTGCATTAAGTAGTCTTTAAGAGAATTGCTAATGGAGAGTAAGTGATACAAAT